TTACACTATTGGTCCAGAATCCTATGTTAGCACCTATGTCTAGGATTTTCATTGGCATAAAATTTTTTTCTGTCTTAAGTTTTTTTAGATAATCGTACATCATGCTTTGTAATAAATTATATCTGGCCAAGATTTGATCAAGACGTTGAATCCCAAGGATTTCAAATGTTCCTTTATATCTTTCTTACTGCTACCGTATTTCTCACTGTTGCCGTTTAATTCTATCATTAAGTATTTGACATTTTCTAGAGTTTTTTCCGCACCCTTAAGTACTTCCATCTCTAATCCTTCAACATCTATCTTTATGAAATCTACATCCTTGTATCCTAAATGATCAAGTTTGTTTATCCAGATATCACCTTTTTCTAGCAACACCCTAGTGTTCTGGGTAGCACTTTCTTTTGTTAACTTTATATGTCCGTCTTCGTTGCCTACTGCTTGATTGTGTGATTCTATATGAATGTATGGACTTATGTTCCTTAGGAGGCATTCGTAGTGTATGTTGTTAGGTTCGTAGCAATGAATCTTTTTTGCAAATTGTTGCATAGACAATGTCCAGGTGCCGCACCATGCTCCCACATCAACTATACAATTAAATTTCATGTCATTCTTCTTACACCACTCTATCAATTTATTTAGACAGGTGTCCTGCATGTAAGGATGTCCTTTTTCACGCCATTGTTCTATCTGTGCATCGTTTGATGGCACCCATAATCCATTAGATAATTGTTCTATACTCATAGCAGACCTTTGTCCATTAATATCTCTACTGCTTTTCCGTTGACAATTTCTTCAGGAGTAAACTGTTGATATGCCAGACTGTAAAGCCAATCCTCACAACCAACAAAATAAGGATTTTCAATATTTGAAAGTTCTTGTCCTCCGACTTCTTTGGCAAAACTTTTTTCATCACATATTACAGGTATGCCCATGCACTGTGCTTCAACGGCCGCTATCGAACAACTTGTTATACACACCCAAGCATCTTTAAGATCCTCAGATAAGGGAACTGTTGCCTCACTTGGTCCTGACGTTCCTCTGCCACGTGGTTTGTGTCGAATTTTTATCGGTCTGTCTGTGTATCTTTTAATTTGTTTTACAATGTCTTTCGTCCAGTTTGGTTTGTCTAAATACTCGTGTATACCTGCCGAACTAGGACACACTAATACGTAACTGCCTTTGAAATTGGGTGCTTTAATTTTAATTCCAAATTTATCAAACCTATCAGACTTACACATTTTAATATACGATGCATGAATTTTATTTTTACAAATACGCCAATAATGATTGTTAGGTTTTAGATTATTGTTATCAAATCTTCCAAAGTATGGAGTATCTGTGAACCAAAACTGATGTTTACGTGCTTCGAGTTTTTTGACCATTGCTCTATTATTGCCAACAAATCCCCAGAACATGCTGTTCGCTACTGGTTCTATTTCAGTTTGATTGTTTAACAGTTTAGTTTGTTCTGGCCAAGACTTCTGTACGCCATCAAACACTTCATATGCCTTGCTGTTCTTATTATTAAATGGTGCGTAAATTGTTAGCATCTATAAATTCCATAAGTTGTTCGGCCCATTGATTGTGTCCTTCTGCAGATGGATGAGGATCGTTTGGACTCACTATCAATTTTTTATCGGAAACAAATTCAAGATGACTTATGTTTGGACTGAAAAATCTATCCATGTTGATTGCGTTCCTAATCACATGAAAGTCTTCTGTGCCGTTACCAAAGTCATTGGGTAAAGAGTTATACATCACATAGGGTATTTGCTTACGCTCGAAGTAGTTCTGTAAGTCAAAAACATTATCAAGAAAATTCATAGTGAGATTGTTTTCTATATCCCATCCTTTACGACTTCGTATGAAACTTACATTATCCAATGTTTTCCAGGTACGCCAAGTAAGATCGGTGCCCGGTATACGTCCTTTCTTCCACCCATCATCTGTTATGTAATCATTTCTGACAGCACTGGACCAACCTATCACAGCAAAAATATCTTTGCCTTTGTTTTGTTCAACCCAAACTTTAGTGGAGAATCCTACCCTGGTGTTACCTCTTCCTCCCATTGACAGATTTACTAAATCCATACCGTAATTTTCAGCGATTATCTTTGTGGTAAATGTGTCCACGCCGTCTTTGGGCCTGGGTGTAAGAAAACTACATCCGTTTGAAAATAATATCATGATCGTGTATTATAACATAATTATTAATAAAATGTCAGTAAAAAATATAAACTCCCTGAAGTATTTCCTTGATAGGTGGGAAATGGTAGATCCCGAGTACAACTACACAGTACGTTATCACGAGTCAATAGATCCAACGTTCACTAGTTTACCAACATTCGTTGCAGAGTTTCATGAATGTAAGGTTAACACCTGTCCTTTACTAATGACTAGAGAAAATAAAATGATCACAGAATATGTGTGGCCAATAACTCACAAGAACAAACACAAACCTCACAAGACACACGGCCTGTGGAAAGAATGGAAGGACGAGATGTCTGTTGAGATGCCTCCGATCACTGAGTTTTTTCATGAGAAGGACACATACGTGTGGTTGCCGATCGATGACGACAGTCAAAACAATCCATGGCACATATGGATTGACGTTATTTCTAAATTTAGATTGTTAGAAAAAAGATGGTCCACAAATTTCACAAGATACTGTTTTGTTTTGGCCAACCATAGTGCTTACTTTGAAAAGGTATGTAAAGAATTATTTCCAAATGTTAAGATTGTTGTGATGCCTAAGGGTGCCACGTGGAAATTCAAACACTTGATCGTGCCTAGTATGAGTAACTCAAAAGACGGAGTGATTGTTCCTCCACTTGCGCCATGGTTGCGACATTTCAAAGGTCTCAAAAATCTAAGAGGTGTAACGCCACACAGAAAGATAGTGGTGCTAAGACCCGGAGCAAAAAGTAGGAAATTAGTAAACTCCGATGAGTTATTATTAAAATTAAAAGGATGGGAAACTGTTGCATTGGAACAAATGTCAATACGAGAACAAATGAAGACCTTTGCAGAGGCATCACATGTTGTTGCGGCACATGGTGCAGGGTTGGTGAACTTGTTGTGGTGTCAGCCTGGAACGAAAGTCATAGAGATACAGGATAAAAACATGATACACAAAAAGGTATATCCGTTGTTGTCACACAATCTAAATCTACAGCATAAATTATATTTGGCAGAGGTGGAACCAATTCCTTCAAAAGACGGATCTAAACCAAAAGGTATAAAACGTTTCAGTGACATGATCAACTTTAAAATTAACATACCCGAAATAATGGAGCACCTCGAATGAGAATTTCAGTCCTGCAGAAAAAACCAACATTGGTCTTAGAACCATATCCGCATTTTGTAATCGAGAATGCACTTCCACAGGACATCTATGATAGTCTCGAAAAAGAATGGCCAAAGGAGCAACTGTTAGAAACTGAACCGTTTGACTCAGGTATTTGTCACAGACTAAAAGCAGACGAGATGTTGAAGCCAGGAAAGGTTTCCAATGTATGGAAAGAATTTACTGAATACCATACTTCTGCGTCTTTCTATAAAGAAATGGAAGAAGCATTTAGTAATCTTGTACCTCACATAGAGAATTTAGAGAATACTTTAAGTCCGAGGGGGTGGGACAAAGGTGACGATTGGGTCGGCACTGACTGTCAGACTGTCATGCACAAACCTATTGACTTTAGTTCGAGAACACCACACATAGACAACCCTAGAGAAATTTATGCGGCCTTACTTTACATGCCTTACAAAGATGACCAAAGCACAGGGGGTGAGTTCCAAATACACAAAACAGATACAAACATACATGAAGTTAATAAAAATGGCGGAAGGGCGGTGGGCGATAAAGCCGGTGAGATAGTTAAGACTGTACCATACAAATCCAACACACTGGTTGCCTTTTGTAACAACTCGACAAAATGTGTACACAGTGTATCTGCTAGACAAGATGCCATACTACATAGAAGAAGTGTTAATATCATTGCTGAGTTCAATAGAGCCGCCAAACGTAAAATGTTTGAAGTAAAGGAAAATAGAAGATAATGCTGTCAGGCATACACACAACCAAACCGAGGACACAACGATACATAGATGCCTTTGTTAGAGGATCTGGTCAAGGAAGTATATATCATTTCCGTCAATTAAAACAACTACCTAAAGAAGAGTTAACCATGTATGGAATACTTGCAGGGTCAGGGGAGGTGTACAAATGGTGTGAGAAGGAACACAGAGATTTCTATTTCATGGATCACGGCTATTTTACAAATGCTCATGTGACACCACACTGGCTAAGAATAACAAAAAACAAGCACTGTCAAAACATATTACAACAAAGGCCTATAGACCGTTATGAGAAAAATTTTAAGGAAGATATCAAGCCATGGAATAAAGGGAAAAAGATTCTAGTATTGCCTCCAACAAATGCAATAGCAAATTTTTTCAATGCAACAGAATGGTTAGACAAAACTATTAAAGTATTAAAAGAAAACACAGATAGAGAAATTGACATCAGAGAGAAACCTTACAATCCAATTGTTGGTAAAGATCATGTCGGTGCAACAGTTAAGATTGAAACTAAAACAATACACAAAGGCAAAATAAACTGGAACGATTACCATGCAACGGTCACGTACAATTCCAATACCATGGTTGCCAGTCTGACAAATGGTGTTCCTGTGTTCTGTGATCCCAACAACAGTGCGGCCGCTCCTATATCTGAGACGGATTTCAGCAAGATAGAAACACCTAAATACGGCGATAGGATTGCATTATTCAGCAGTCTAGCATATAATATTTGGACACTAAAAGAAATGGCAGATGGAACTGCCTGGAGAATGCTCAATGAAGGTTGAAATATTTAGAAGGACGGTAAAAGATCGTAAACGAGGAAATAGTTATGATCTCTTGTATCACTTGAAAGAAGGCATAGAGGCCTCGGGTGACGAAGCAGTCATAGTGAATGAACATAGGACTGGGCCAACTGTGGAAGGCGAAATGACACCAACTGCCCCAATGGCGGCCATGTTTGGCTACGGTGGAGACAAACAGATGCACCACACAAAAGGAAGACGGAGAGAACTTGCAAACAACTGCAGAGCAAAAAAAATTCCGTTGATAACATTTGATGGCGGACTGCTGTCAAGTTTTGGAAACGTATCAACATCTCCCGATCACCACTTCAGGGTGTCATTGTACACTCCTATGAACGACGGCGACTTCTTATCAGATAACAGTCCTAGTGATCGTTGGGAAATGATGGTAAAGAAATTTAAAGTGCGGTACGAGCCATGGAGAAAATCAAATCAGGATGATCCTATTTTATTTGGACTACAACCAAAGGACAACTGGAGTATGAACGAAATGGATCCTATTGAATGGTTCAATAAAGTGTATGAAAAACTGAGACCTATAACAGATAGAAAATTTATCGTGAGACCACATCCAAACAATGTGGCAAATATTGATGGACGTAGTGGCGAACTGCCTGACGACGTGGAAATACAGTTCACACAGAAACATTTTGCAGGAGATCAGAAAAAGCACTATAGATTTCATTTCCAGGAGGCTTTAAATAATTGCCATGCTTTTGTTACTCACAATTCTACTGCCAGTGTCGATTCCTGCATTCGTGGAATCCCTACCTTTGTTACCTCAGATCTTGCACTCTGTTGGCCTGTAGCGAATACAAATCTAAATAATATAGAAACCCCTGAGTATCCCGATAGGACACAATGGACCAACGATCTTGGTTACAAGATGTGGAGTATCAAAGAAATCAAAGACGGTACAGTATATAAAAGATTCAAACAAAGGCTGGGTCTTTAATGAAAACATTAACAGTCATTACTACGTTCCCTCCTAATAGATGGAATGCGTATGCTAAAAGAATGTTACAAAGTCATATTGATTTTTGGCCGGGAGACGTAATGATCCATGCATATCACGAAGGTGATAAACCAAACTTCAATCACGAAAAAATAAAATACATTAATATAGAGGAAGTAAATCCTGAACTAGTAAAATTCAAACAAAGACACAAGGACGATCCTGTTGCCAACGGCGAGATCACAGAGATAGCAGGGGGTGTGAGAAGAGATCCCAACGCTGGAAAAAATGATCGTGGAAAAGGCTCGTATCTTTGGGACGCTATTAGATTTGCTCATAAAACTTTTGCTGTTGATCATGCAATCAAGAATGCAGACACAGATTATGTGTTGTGGCTAGATGCTGACACATATACGTTTAGGCCAATCACAAAAGATTTTGTTATAGGACTTTTGCCTGAAACAAAACTAGTTAACTTTTTAGGACGTGGAGAAAAGTACCCGGAGTGCGGATGGGTATGCTACAACACAAAACATCCTAAGGTAGATCAATTTATGAAATACTGGACAGAGATGTATATCAACGATACAATATTTCAAGAACTAGAATGGCACGACAGTTATCTGTTCTGGCAATGTGTAAAACGTATTGCTCCTGACGAAGGGGAAGATATAGGAAAAGGTGCAGGCGCCAAAGGGCATCACGTGTTCATTAACAGTGTGTTAGGTGCGTATATCGATCACATGAAGGGTAAAAGAAAAGTCAAAGGTAAAAGTAGTAAAAGCGATTTACGTGGCGACAGGAACGAGTCTTACTGGCAAAATGTAGAAGCCTATGATCCCTTTGGTGGTATAAAATTTGATCCTAAACAGGCAGATGACATAGTAAGTAAAGTGGCCAAAGGAAAACAAGGAAACTGATGAGATTAGAAGTATGGACAGACCATGGACCACAAAATTCAAAGCCTATATTTGACGCTTTTGTAAAAAGTCTCAAGGATGCAGGCGATACTGTATATCTAAATAAATCGGCCAATGCCGACGTGGCAGTGATATGGAGTGTGCTTTGGCGTGGCAGAATGGAACAATACAAGAGAATATGGAACGACTACAGGAGTAGAGGTAAGCCGGTGATAGTATTAGAAGTGGGAGGACTTAGAAGGAACGAAAGTTTTAAAATAGGGATAAACGGAATCAACAGAGATGCAGACTTTGCCAACCAACAGTTCGACGATAAACGTTGGCCACTTTTCAAACACACACTAAAACATTGGAATCCAACAGGAGACATGATTGTCATATGTGGACAACACGATGCGTCAGAACAATGGAAGGGACTTCCTAGAATGGAAAAATGGATAATCCAACAAATAGAGGAAATCAGAAAGTACACCACAAGGCCAATATTGGTGAGACCGCATCCGAGGAACACAATACAGTTCAAAGAAAATGATTTTGAAAATGTAAAAGTTCGACTGCCTAAAAGAGATTTCAGGACATACGACGACACTGACTTCAAGATAACTTTAGAACGTACATGGGCCGTTGTTAATCACAGTTCTAACCCTGCGATGGAGGCCGTCATCAGAGGCATACCTGTTTTTGTTTCCGAATCGAGTCTGTGCCATGACGTGGGCAATATCGAACTGGCAGACATAAACACACCAGCCATGCCTAGCAGATTGAACTGGGCAAACTGGTTGAGTTATACAGAGTGGTTCAAAGACGAGATAGAAGCGGGCCTGCCATGGGCTAGAATTAGGAAAAGATTAGAAGAGAAATATCTTAAATGAAAACTATAACATTACCTAGAAAACCTGAAATCGCACCCATAGAATGGACACCATACGCAGGTGAAACTATTATCTTAAACACAATAATACGCAAAGGAGAACGTATACAGGAAACAGGATTCTTCGAAGACAAGGTCAAAGCAGTACCTAGAGGCAATGCATACTGTATAGGCAACGGTCCTTCACGTAAAGGATTCGACCTAAACAAACTAAAGGCAACAGGGCAGACATATGGATGTAATGCGTTGTACAGAGACTTTATGCCTGACTTCATTTTCTCCGTAGACACCAAGATGTCAGTGAAAATGTGTGAGGACGAAGTGGGCCTGAAAACAATACACTATGCGCCATCTCTAGAAGTCAATAGGAAACAGAACAAAGGTATGCTACATCTCATTCCTAATAACCCGCACTGGATATCAGGTAATGCGGCATTCTGGACGGCTGGTGTGCATGGGCACAAGAACATCTATTTGTTGGGCTACGACTTCAGAGAGTACGGCAAGGACCGACTGAATAACATTTATCAAGACACAGAATGTTATGGCAAACGACACGACGATAAAATTTTCGAAGGGTGGCTAAAACAATTCAGAGACATGTTGAAGATGAGACCTTACGTCAACTACACTGTGGTACATGACAATCCTCCTGATTATATGAATTACTTACAGACAGGAACGGACCTAGGTAACAGTAGAGTTATAACTTATGCGGAGTTTGAAAAAGAACTAACACCTAGTCAGGCCTAGCCCACACGCTTTAAATTTTTCTCTCCAAGCAAAAAAGTTTGCATTGTGATTTGAATAAGGATCTTTGATCCATGTCATTTGATATAGATGCACCATTTCGTGTGCTAACGTTTCTATAAAATCTTTCCATTTAGGAAATTTTTGATGTAGTTCGATGTAGTACTCAACTTCGATATGGTAAGGTATAATTCTCTGATCAAATTTTCCTTTAGGTGTTTTTCTATTGTCCCAATTGGCCACACATCTACCCCAATCTTTATGCAAATTCCTAATATATAACGGAACCATTGGTAATCTACTGTTGAATAGTGTCTTGTTTAGATACCTAAACCAATTGTATGCTTGAGCCTCTGTGGGTCTAAAGCCGACTGCGTTCCTGTGTCTAGTCAGAGTATTTTCCAACTTGATCTTCAGTTGTTTCTTGACATTTACACTTTTGTTTATTTTCTTCTTTTTCATGGTTGACTGCTTTACCAATTATGCTATAATATACTAGTAATTATCTAAAAACCCATGGACAATATGCACACAGATTTACCAAAAACAATTAACGAAGCACTCAAAATACTAGCATATAATGATTATTTTTGGGCAAATCCCTCAATGGTAGGAAATACAACCGTAATCAAGCCACACCCAAAGGACCTATCAACAGTGAAATCACTGGCAGAATCTCAGTATGCTTGGACTGAAAAGCAGGCCAAGTTGGCTCTAGTTTTACTGAAGAGATACCTTACCAAATTCCAGGCACACGGAATGGACATCAAAGACTTGCTGGACAACCCCAAGTACGATGACGATTTCCGGGTTATCAGTTTTGATAAAAGCATTGAAAAGTATATCGACGAGGACAATGTCACAAAAATAGAGATGCGATTCCCATACAACAAGAAAGTAATACAATTGATTAGATGTGTGAAGGACAAACGTGGCCTACCCGGAATGTATGCACTGTATGATGGCGAATCTAAAAAATGGACTTTCTTACACACCGACGTTACTGCTTACTACTTGACATTGATAGCAGTAAGATATGATTTTAAATTCGGTGACGATAGTCTACTAAACGACTACGAACAAATTAAGAAAGAGATAATGGGACATAGGAAGCCAACAGCAAGACTGATTGGTGGAGAGATTGTATTAGATAATGCGGCAGAGTCGTTGCAAGACTACTGGAATGATAATTTGAAAAGTAAACCAACGTTGCATCAATTGGATTCTTTAAAGAACTTCGATATAAAAGCAAACGGACTAGATGTTCCGGCGCAGACCATTGTGGCAAAAAAGATAGCACACAACAACAATCATATATTATGGGTAGACTCAAAAACTTTTGCAAAGCACGAAGTGGTCAAAGGTCTTTTAGAGTTAGACTGTTTTCCTTTGATCATGCCTGTAAGTGGAGACATACACATGGAAGAAGATGTAAGGAATTGTTGGGAATGGTTGAATGTTTTTAAATCGCACGGCATAGATATACTGAACGATTGTTCTTGGGGGTTCGATGTCAAAGAGCCGATATACAAAAAAGATATAGATAAATTTACAGATGAAAAACATTGGTTGGTGGACAATCAAAAACCGCAGGAGTTCTTTGAGAATCTGTATGAGTTACATCAGATGAGCAAACAGTTTAAATTGATAACTGATAACACAAAAGTAATTTTCGTACGTAATAGAATACCAAGAGCGTTGATCAAAAGCAAGGTAAAACCAAAAGCATCATTGGTGGCAATAGGTGGAGGACATTACGCAGGAGGAACAGACAATCTCAAAAGACTTCTTGAAAATCTTCCAAAAAAGTTGTATTATAGTGACTATCAGCCAAGCAGTTGGGATTGGCAAGATCGTATTATAGTAAAACTTTAGAATGAGCAGTTGTAAATTAGTAATAAAAGACGAAGTAAATGTGAAGTTCGAGAACCTATCTCTCGAATGGCGTAAGAGATTATCTAACAAATTCAAATACGAGATACCATATGCTAGACATTTGCCAGCAGTGAAACTAGGCAGGTGGGACGGCAAGGTGTCGTTCTTTGGACTAGGTGGTACAACATATCTGAACCTGGTGGATCAAATACTGCCGATACTAGAAGAGGGCGGGGTGTATGTTGACTTCGAGGATCAAAGAACTCAACATAATTTCGAATTTAAAGCAGTTGATAAAAATTATCTTTCAAACATAACTTGGCCGGAGGCACACCCGTGTGCCGGACAGCCTATAGAGTTAAGGGACTATCAAGTAGAGACAATAAACAAATTCATAGAGAATCCACAATGCATACAAGAGATCGCCACTGGTGCAGGTAAGACTATAATTACAGCGGCGTTATGCCAATTGGTCGAACCTTACGGACGTACACTGACGATAGTGCCAAACAAGAGTCTAGTAACACAGACTGAAGAAGATTTCCTTGCTTGTAACTTGGACACAGGTGTATACTACGGAGATCGTAAAGAACTAGGAAGGTTCAACACAATAGCAACATGGCAGTCATTGAACGTGTTAGAAAAGAAAAGCAAGGACGAACATACCACTGATTTCCTCGAAGCAATAAAAGGCATCAATACAATCATCATAGACGAAGTACACATGGCAAAAGCAGATGTACTGAAAAGATTATTAACAGGACCATTTGCACACTGTGGCATACGTTGGGGTCTCACAGGCACTGTTCCTAAAGCAGACTTTGAATTCATGGGCCTAAAATGTAGCATAGGAGAAGTTGCAAACAGGATACAGGCAAGTGAATTGCAAGACAAAGGTGTACTTGCAAACTGTCACGTGAATGTTTTACAGACACAGGATCACCCACAGTTCAAAACCTATGCAGAAGAACTGAAATGGCTAACTACGGATAGTACCAGGATGACCTGGGTGGCTAACACAATAAAAGATATTTCAACTTCGGGAAACACGTTAATTTTAGTAGACAGAATATCCGCGGGTGAAATACTCAATAAGAAGTTAAAGGACTCTGTGTTTATATCGGGGTCGACAAAAAACTTAGAAAGGAAAGAACACTACGATGAAGTGTCTACAACACAAAACAAAATCATTATTGCGACATATGGCGTCGCATCCGTTGGAATTAATATTCCTCGGATATTCAATCTTGTTCTTATTGAACCTGGGAAATCTTTCGTAAGGGTAATACAGAGCATAGGACGAGGTATTCGTAAAGCAGAAGACAAAGAGAACGTGCAGATTTGGGATATTACCAGTTCATGTAAATTTGCAAAAAGACACCTAGGTGCAAGGAAAAAGTTTTACAAAGAGGCCAATTACCCGTATAATATAGAGAAGATAGATTATGAAAATCCTTACATTAGACAATAGAACTTACACACTAGAAAAAATACCCGAATGGGTGGACGAGGATTTGAGATTCGCTGTGCTTGACAATTCGGATCCAAACGAACCGGACTTCTTCTACATACCATTAATATTTCTTGAAAGTTTCAATGCGCCGGCGGCGGTGTTAGAAATTGGAAAGTATAAAATTAAAATGCCTTTGGACTGGAAGATGCTGATCGGAGAGGCCGGGCAACAAGAGATGCATGTGCTACCAATAACAAGTTTGAACGACAGGGGGTTTGATGCTTTCACTTTCAATCCATTATCCAGTGCTAAACCAGACTTCATGCCCATAGATGTTGTGGACATATACACAGAGGTCAAATGGTACTTTCCAAAAATAAAGTCAGGACAGATGCTGGCGGTTCCGTTGAGAAACGGTCCTAAACCCATGTGTGCTTATTTTGTTAAGGATATTTCAAGGCAATGCGAACAGATAGATTATGGCTCAGTCTGGTAGGAGAACAATAAAGATAGAAGCACCCATCATGGTTACAAACGATAAGATAGCCGTGTGGATGGATCAAGGAGAATGGTGCAGGGATTTCTTTGATTGGCTCTCCAAGAACAAGTTAAACAACAAACTTTCAGGTTTACAACATATGCAGAGTAAAATAAAATTAACTTTTGTCACAGCACAAGACTGTACAATTTTTGGATTAAAATATGCCGGCAGAAAAAAATAGGAAATTTTTTGATTTAAGGAACGGATTAAAAGCCGTGGACTTCAGGAACAAGGATTACTTTGATCGTATAGACGACAAAGAGAAATCATTATACTCACCATATATGTTGATGAGGTATGTGTCTAGTTGTTCGTCCAAAGACCCATTCTTTGTTGAACACTACGTGGAGATGGTCAACGAGTGTGTGAACAAGCACTGCTTTACTCTAGGCAAACACAAGAAATTACTCTGGATACTAACGGCAATGTGCGGAACTTTGCAACAACAGTTTCATCCGTGGATCAAACCCATGAAGAGGGTGCCAAACAAAAGTTTGAAAAAACTGCAACAAATTTATCCAACTTGGAAAGAATCAGATCTCGAAACGCTAGACAAAGTGATAACAGACAGAGAACTAGAGGAACTGATTGAGGCCCATGGTATCGATGTATAAATGCACATACTGTGGCAAAGAGTTTGCCAAGGAACGTACACTGCAAGTGCATCTGTGCGAACCAAAGAGAAGATATCTACAACGAGACGAGAAGTGGGTGGTTAATGCATTCATGGTGTTCCAAAGATTCTATCAGATACATCAACACAATTCAAAACCCAAGACATACGAAGACTTTGTGAAAAGTTCTTACTACAACGCTTTTGTCAAGTTTGGACGATTCATCATGCACGTCAACCCCTTGTATCCTGAAAAGTACATAGAGTTTGTGCTGAGATCAAAAATTAAATTGGACCACTGGGCCAGAGATGACTTGTACGAAACATACTTGATCGAAGCACTGAAGTCAGAACCCGTGGAAGCCGCACTGCAAAGAAGTATTACAACAATGATGGATTGGGCGAACGAACAAAATGCACAATGGTCAGACTACTTCAGACTCGTGAATACGAACAGGGCAGTTGCACACATACAACAGGGAAAGATAAGTCCATGGTTGTTGCTAGGTTGCAACGCAGGCAAAAGGATGTTAAAATCATTTAACGACGAACAATTACAAATGATAGAAAGATTTATAAACCCAAGTTTCTGGCCAAGCAAGTTGAAAAGTTATCCTGCTGATCATATGCTGGTGCAGGACACAGCAAAGGAGGCCAAGATTGTCTAAGATTGATTTAGAAGTGTCTGACAACTTACAATTTGATGACGGCGACTGTGCCGTAATAATCAAAGAGGATGGATCCATAGGAAGAGTGATCATGCCAGACGTGAATAGGAAAATGATAGCGTCGGAAGGATATAAGAAACTGTTAGATGTCCTGGAAGTATTGCAACCAGGTTCACGTGATAAAATGATAAATTACGCCCAAAAAGGCAAAGGGAGTATGCACTAATGGGTAAACATCTAAAGACATCGATGGACGAAAAAGTGATAGAATATCTTGCTATAGAACTGTACAAGAAAGATCCTTTGAATTTTGTATTGAATAAATTTATGTCTATGAAAAACGAAGAGGGGTATAGTTTAACAAAAACTATTAACAAATTTAAAAAGACAGGTAAACATCCTGACCATTACAACACAGACGGTACTTGGAAGTACTCGAGTGGTAAGATAACATTCGAGGAGTTTAAACTTTAATGCCTGATGTTGACATAGACTTTTTTGACAGAGATGGGGTTTTGAAATTATTTAAGCACACCCCGGCATCGATGATCAAAGAAGACAAAACAGAAAAACACAAGACTGGAGTATACTTCCATGCTGTGCCTGAACATCCTGTTACAGGACATGCATCACTGGATTACAAGAATGCAGAGGATCGAGGGTATTTCAAAATAGACATGTTGAACGTTAATATTTACAAAAATATTAAATCAGAACAAGAACTTGTAGAACTGATGATACAGGAACCAGATTGGGATATGCTGAAGGATCCAAAGGTGGTCGAAAACCTTTTTCACCTGAATGGTCATTTCAACATAGTGTCCAAACTAGAACCTAAAACCATCGAACAACTTGCGGCTGTATTAGCAATCATACGTCCTGCTAAACGAGGACTGATGTACAAGGACTGGATCGACATAATGAAAGAGGTATGGGTCAAACCAACAGACGGCAGTTACTTTTTTAAGAAATCACATGCAGTTGCATATGCACAGGCAATTGTGGTGCAGATGAATTTGGTCAGCAGAGCTAAATATAGTTTTGATGCACCATCAAAAAACTAAGAAAAGAAAATCCAAAAAACGCAGTAAAAGAATCACCAAAAAAGATCGGTATGAGAACGCTTATGATCCTACCAACCCGTTGACAATATATTTTGCGAAGTATATCAATAAAGACGGAAAAGTTTAAATAGGTCTTCTTACTAACTGTATAGTTTTCCTTTTCACCCTTTTCTTCGAAATTTCAGAAAGTTTAACAGTAGGCCCATGAACTATTTCAACATCTTTAGAATTCAATGTGACTAATGTTGTCCTGAAATATCTGAACTCACCTTTTAGAAATATGTTTATTGGTAGTTTGCGATTCGACTCGTGCCACCAAGTTTCTCCACACTTGAGATATCTCATCTTGTCTTGGGATAGCATAAGTCTACCGTAATCATAGAAACTGATTACATTGACATCCTCATTTTGTACTATGCCCACAAACTCCAGATCGCCCTTTCTGATCAGGCTTAAAAAGGGGAACTTGTCCCTCAGTGTGTTAAAAATTTCGTTCATACTCTATCTATAAATACTGTTAAATATGTATTATGCAAACAGTACAAAGGTATTTAATAAATCAATTGGTAATTGCCTACATAAGTGGTTATCATGGAAGGAACTCAAAAGTGTACGATAGACGTCTAACATTACATAGAGGGGTATCAAATCCTATCTCATTCACGTTCAAAAATGAGGATCAGAAGCCACAAGACATTACTAGCAAGAAGTATACGCTGAATATTGTTGATACGGAGTCAAAGAAAAATGCCTTAACAAAGAGCCTCACAATACTAGACGACGGCTCGACTACCAGTGTGAAAGGTACCGCTAGTTGTACAATCACAGATGGCGATCTACTCAAACTTGATGCAAAATTTTACAATTATTCAGTGAGCGATGTAACCGATGAAAACAATCCTGAAGTAACCTATTCAAACACTGGATATGTTGCGGCAGGTACAATTGAACTACTCGACGGGGCATATGCTCAATTTACCGACAGCACATCTATTACTGCTTTTACACTTTCAAGTGACACATTTACATCAGGTGCAATAACTGGTAGACCGGGAATCAATAACAACACTGCTCTACATACCATTGCAATTTATCCTAGAGACTTTTCAGGAACAGTTAAAGTACAAGGTACCATGGTTGCAACAAGTCCTACAGATAATGATTACTTTGATATTACCACATCAACTCTATCAAGTTCGTCAAGTGTTTCATATGTGAACTTTACAGGTGTTTACCAAAACGTAAGATTCAAAGCGGTAAGATCCACAGGCACCACAGGCCGTGTTGACAAAATCCTATATAGACAGTAAAATATAGTTTATGAACCTGATCCAGAATACAATTCTGACAAGTCTACCTGCGGGTAGAAAGAAAACTCCCAGTGGGTGGATATCCTTCAATGCACCTTGTTGCGTACACAACGGTGAGACAGCAGACAAGAAGAAGCGTGGTGGCATAATGACAAGTGCAGATGGCACAGTGAGTTATCACTGTTTCAACTGTGGATTCAAAGCCAGTTATGTGATAGGACGTAAACTTACTTACAAGATGAGACAGTTCATGGGTTACATAGGTATACCTGACGACACCATTAGAAAACTAGCGATAGAAGCCATGCGTGAAGAAGAGGGAGATGTAAAATATGAGAAGAAAAAATTTGTTACATTCAAAAATAAAACACTACCCAAGAACACACATAAACTAGATGTATGGCTTGAGAAATACGTGGCAAACGATCTAACAGAACCACAATGGCAAAAAATAGACGGACTGCTGAAATATTTAGAAAGCAGAGGCATCGGCCCAGAGTGGTATGACTTTATGTACTCGCCCGATCAACACTGGGACGTGAACAAAAGATTGCTGATACCTTTTTACTGGAGAGGTGATATTGTTGGCTTCACCGGTAGAATGTTTGAGCAGTCCGACAAAGTCAAATACTACACAGACGTACAACCTGGCTATGTATTCAACATGGATGCACAGGACTGGACAAGGAAGTTTGTGATTGTCACTGAAGGACCGTTTGATGCCATATCCGTTTCTGGTGTTAGTATATTAGGATCAGAGATAAATGATGTACAGCGAGAGCTCATAGACGGACTTGGTAGAAAGGTAATTGTAGTACCGGACAGAGATGCTCCAGGAGAGAAACTGATTAACCAAGCAATAGATTTTGGATGGAGCGTTGCTTTTCCAGAATGGGACAAAACGGTTGGCGATGTGGCGGATGCTGTGTTAAAATATGGTAGACTGTTTACTATACAATCGATATTAAAAACAACAGAATCAAGTAAACTGAAAATTGATCTAAAGAGAAAAATACATGGCTGAATACACATTTGATGTACAGAAACTTTATATAGAGATGCTTCTTGCGGATGCAGAATCATTTGCTAGGGCACAGAACATATTCAAACCGGAATCGTTTGATCGTAAACTACAACCAATCGCCAAGTTTGTAAAAGACTACATGGACGAGTACAAGGTCATGCCGGAAGTTGACATAGTAAATGCATCGCACGATATAAAATTAAAGACAGCGAAGGATTTAGATCCAAGTCACTTCAATTGGTTGCTAGACGAATTCGAAACATTTTCTAGGCACAAGGCACTTGAACATGCAATACTACAATCAGCGGACTTGCTGGAGAAGGGCGACTATGCTCCTGTTGAGGACATGGTCAAGGAAGCGGTCAATGTGGGATTAACACGAGACCTAGGTACAGACTACTTTGAGGATCCGAAAGGAAGACTAGAGGCACTCAAGGCGAACAACGGACAGGTCAGCACTGGCTGGCAGAATCTCGACAAGAAACTATTCGGTGGATTTAACCGAGGAGAACTAAACATCTTTGCAGGTGGATCAGGCGCAGGTAAGAGTTTGTTCTTGCAGAATCTTGCGGTGAACTGGGCACAGGCTGGCCTGAACGTTTGTTACATATCTTTTGAGTTGAGTGAACAACTTACTGCCATGAGATTGGATGCAATGATGACAAACATTCCAACCAAGAAAGTGTTCCCGGAAATAGAAAACGTTGAGATGAAAGTGAAAATGTTGAAGAAGAAGTCAGGTAACTTACAGATCAAATACTTACCAAGTGGTAGCAACGTGTTGGATGTGAGGACGTATTTGAAAGAACTAGAGCTCAAGAACAAAAAGAATATAGACTGCATACTGATCGATTACTTGGATCTCATGATGCCTAAGAGCAAAAGAATAAGTCCGGCAGACTTGTTCATTAAAGACAAGTATGTGAGTGAGGAACTGAGAAACTTGGTCGTTGAGAAACAGTGTGTGTTGGCAACAGCATCACAGTTAAACAGGGCCAGCGTTGAAGAGATAGAGTTTGATCACAGTCACATCTCAGGTGGACTGTCCAAGATACAGACAGCAGACAATGTCATAGGTATATTCACATCGAGGGCAATGAAAGAACGTGGAAGATATCAAATACAGTTTATGAAGACCAGATCAAGTTCTGGGGTAGGACAGAAAGTGGACTTGGAGTTTGACGTAGATAGTTTAAGAATCAGGAGTCTGGATGAGGACGAGTCACAGAGTTACAACCAGCAGGGCAAAAATAAAATTTACGACTCGTTAAAGCAGACATCCAAAGTAACCAGTGGTGATACGTCTACTGATGCAAGGCTGGAGGTTCCAGACCCTCGTAAAGGTAATGCCCTGGGAGTTAAAGTTAAGGCCACAGTGGAGGGCGGTAAACTGAGACAACTATTGAACGAACTGCACTCAGATGAAGAACAGTAAAGACATCGAACACATTTACGAACAGTTAAGTTCACTATATCCAGAATACGCAAACGAGAAACCCAAAAATAAATTACGTCAAAGAGCATAACCAAAATAATGTACAGATCACGAGGAGAGACAGCAATAGTAGAATGCTACCCTAGAGACAACAAAGTGGTAAAACATTTTGTCCCCAGAAAGAAAAAATTCGGGCCGGGCCATGGCCCTTTGAGAGGATCGTTGGAAATGTGTTTTGCAAGGGAAGTGGAATGTCTACGAAGGCTCAAAGGAGAAGAACATTTCCCACAGTTGATTGACCATGACGTGAAGAATCTGACCATAGAGATGTCTTACGTGGGCCGGCCCTTCAGACACTTTGCTGATGACGACCGACAAAAATACATCGAACAGGTTGATCCCATAGTGGACACACTAACCAAACATCAAATAAAATTAGCGTACGAGTTGAATCCAAACGACGGTAAGATAGGATACATGCTTTCCATGATGATGATACAAGATGAGCTGTTGAACCTGATCGATTTCGAAAGGGCATGGCCTGTAGGATTTGAACAGGAGGGGAATATAAACAAGGCATTAACATCAAGTTTTGCTTATCATAATGATACAAAATTCAAATCCATGCTCAAAGAAACCATAATTACAGCAAACAGAGAAGACCCACCAAAAGGACAATATGAAGAAAAGTGAAGCAGAGAATCTCCATGCATGGGATCAATACCAACAC